CCCAATCGCTAAGATTGTAAAAGTAAAATATTAAGTAAAGGCTGGTGGCGTCTTAACTCACATGAGCAGAGTGCACTTACTGTCGCCAGTTCCGTACTTAATAGAATTTTGATAAAAATTCTCTATCGAAATCTAAATAGGAATCTAACAGCGGCTGTCCACCGGGTAATTGGAGAAGAGCCGTGTTTACTTTGCCTGAATGTTCTTGATAATATTCAGGACCATGAGCATATGCCATTCGAAATGATGAACGGATATTCTCAATCATTGCAGTCCAATTATTTGGACCATCACGTATCCAATTGATTTCTTCTTGGATAGTGGTTTTGGAAATAGGAGCTGTTTTATAGGCTCCATACTGTGGATGTGATCTAAATCCACGCTTAAGAAACGTTAATTGATCTAATGGTTTAAAATCAAGATCAATTTCAGTTTTATCTGCTGCTGTATACTCTAGTCCATGTTTGGCTAGAGCGTCACCAACATTCTTCTGGTTAAAAAATAGTGCATCTGGTGACACGGTTATGATATTATCATCTCCGTAATTAGTTTCAGCAACATGTTCTTGAAAAGCAGCCATTGTTGCCATGTCTGGCGCATGTTCATTAGCTAACTCCAACCAAGACAGCCGCATGAGTCTTGAATTCGTATTTGAATTCAAAACAACACACATTGCTGTCCCAGATGGATTTCCCTGATGAGTTGAGTAAACTAAGTTCAACGCAATTGTTGAACAATGAGCCCACTCATGCGCAATAACTAAGCGAACATTGGCAGCTTCCTCGCGTGTTAATTTAAGAACACCATCGGGAAACTGTATCTCGAATGTTTCTACAGGATTGTAAAAATAATACCAGTCATTGACATCTTCAGCTAAAGCTTGGGACATCTCCGGCATTACACATTTACCATCAAACGTTCCAAAATCACCATCAAATCCGTTATCAGTTGAAATCTTCGCATGTTTCCTGTATAAATAAGTCCATTCAGGTCCCTCAACATCAATACCTACAGCATGAAATGTATCTATTCTTGATCCATAAAATGCTGCAATGTAATCCAAGTAGAAGATCCTTGTAAGCAAAGTAGTTATTAGATTTGAACCTTGAAAGATTCTAGTCTTTGCTTTAGCTATCTTTTCCAATG